ACCGCGAGCTGAACCGATCGCAGCTAATAACATTCGTGGCACCATCGCAGCGTTGGTCCCTCTTCCGTCACAAACCATGGAAGAGGTTCGATCACTAAATTCGCATGCCACACAACCTACCCGTCGCATTCGGTGCGCAAACCCCATTCCTGATTATCATATCTTAAGCTCTGGTAAACCCGCAAAATCCGGCGAAGCCGGGGAAGGCCAGGCCTTGCTTGACGAAGGAAGTGTGAACGACTTGGACAAAAGTCCGATGGCGAAAGCCTGCTCTTCCACTCCTGTGTCAATCCAGGCGGCGTTTGATAGATTAGATCAGATGGACGAAGTCCAAAGGACCCTTGACCAGATAGGGTTTTTGATGAGACTTGCCACCGAAGGGACCGACGAAGAACTCAAGAAAGGACTCGCTCTAACCAAAGACGAGGCACGCTGGATTGGTGCACGGACTTTACTAGAATTAGTGAAACAAGGGGGTCCCACCAACAGTGATGCCAACATCAGGGTGAAGGAGATTGAAGCCCAACTTGAGTTAGAAAACACTAAACCTGTCACACCGTATGATGGAACACAAACTTGGCACCACCAAGTAGTTGCAGCCCTGCGGGCTGTCACAGAAATGGTGAGTGACCGCATTGGGGGTATCATTGCTGCCATCATCCACTACATTGAAACTCGATGCCATACGACAGCTAACTTTGCAATCAAAGTCTGGCATTCATTGTCGTTTTTAGCCGAGTTATTCGTACAAGCAGGTTTGACGTGTATTAATGTCCTCCGTTCAGCCGTTCATTCAATGATCGATGAGGTTTTTGAACCCTCTCACAACAAGAGATTGAAAACGGCATGGGCGCTAGCAGGACTTTTGAAAAATCCTTGGCTCTCCAGGAAGAAAAGGTTCGAGGAGAATGTCGCCTTCGCTTCCTACCAAGGTCGCCGGGATTTCATCCCGGAGTTTCAAGAAATGATCGACGAGATCAACACCTATACTCGTCGACAAAACAAAGACATCCCCGAGTTAAGCCTCTCCTCGCAATTTAGGGATATTCGAATCGGCCGGCCTGTCATGACAGATGAACAAGCAGAGTACCTGGGGTTAAAACCCGGAGAATATGTCACGACAGAGAGAAATGACGACCGAAATCGAGTCTACAGAGAGGCAGGCATACCAGTAAGTGGAGACGGCGTTTTCCTAACCAGACAAAACGACCCGTTATTCCGAAGCACATTCAGGTACACTCCCCAATATTTAGATGTGCCTGACAAAGTATTAGCTCATGAAGTTGCGGATGCTCTTTTCGAGCAGTATAAACCAGCTCTCGCCGACATGCAAATCATGACACCCAATCAGGTCTTGGCGTACTACAAGTCAAAGTATGCCCCTGGTTCACCATGGATATCACTATACAAGACTCGCCGGGAATTGGAGGATGCGGGGATTACAGATGCTCTCTTCGAAATGATCGAAGATCGACTTGCATCAGGTAAATACCCCACAATGTTCCATAAGGCGTTTGCGAAGGCTCAAGTGGTCAACTTGGAGAAGATCCGCCATGGAAAAAATGTCAGGACTGTAGTCGCCGAAGAGCTACTAACATACTTCATGAACATGTGCATGGAATTAGAACGAAACAGCCGCCACGACTGGGAAAGCACTGGCTTAGGCATTGGCATGCCGATGAATCAGAACATGATCTTCCTGTTTAACAAGCTCCTGCGAGCCCAGCAGGATGGTCATGGAGTATTCGCGAATGCTGACGCAACAGAATATGACTCCCGAACTAAGCCTTTCACATACGAAATTTTAGGGAGGTTAGCCCAACGAGGATTCAATGGCGCGCCACACGCTTCAGTCCTCCAGGCAAAGTATGATAGTTTACAACACTCTTTCATCTTTAATGAAACAGCCCGGAACTATAATAACAGCGTCTCGGTCATTATAGATGATGAAAACATCATACAACAATTGTGGCAACAACAACCACGCCGGTTCATCCCAGCACATGAACTAAATCGTATAGCCCACGAGCTCACGTATGACGGCCATGAAAAACATCTTAACTTAACCCACCCCATCCATTCTCTTTACAGAGGTCGTATCATTCTCTGTAAGGACGAATTAGAAGTTACGCG